CTGGCCTTTCTCTTTCGAGAGTTTTCAAATGACTGAATCATCTGATGATGTGGTGACAACAGTCACAAATCCGCTGCCTTGGGCAGCTGAGAGCGATGTGCTCTCCCTTAAGTCCTTTCCTGGGACTTCTATTCTCCGTTATGGGAGATTCCGTGAGCACTTGTGTAAGTGCCACGAGCTACAACGACACCGAACTTTATTCGATGTCAATCTTTTGTTCACTGCGAACAATCTGTTGGGCAAAATTGATTGTCCAGAAATCAGCGTTTGTCACAACGCTGAAAACATTTGGGAGTGCAAACTCCCAAGAGCTCTAACTGGGTTAGAGAATAGGGTAGTTTTTGAGAAACTACCAGACGTGAGGACCTGTATGAAGGTTCTCAGAGACGGTACCTACTGGTACAAACAACTTGCGAAGGGCAAGTTCCGATCGTGCCAATTTCAAAGGCGCGTCGCCCGCATGCTTGCGGGTATGTCGTCCCCTGAGGGACGTGAACCGTTCGGATATATTAAATCCAAACGTCCGAATAGCGCAGCTATTCAAAGGTTCCGTAGTCTTTTGGCTACAGTCGATGGCCTGCTCATGCAGGTAGTGTTGGCCTTTCCGGGGTCAACTGAGTTCCAGAATTGGAACAGAATTGATCAGATTCAACGCAGTCTGATCATGCAACTCCTTGATGATTACTTCAAGGATGTGGACCCTAACAGGGTTCTGACCTACGACAAGGTCAAGACTCTCCGTAAGGAGATCAAAATGGTCGGGTTTAACCCGATTCGGACGATGTCCGATGTCCGAGTTCCGCGGGAACTCTCAGCCATGCGAGTCGCGCTCAGCATGGTCAGGGGTCAAACCCCTCTCACCTATTTACAGGTGATGATCTTGTCTCAGACAAGAGCCTCGGGGGTTCCCCCGAGGGCGGTCTACGACCGCACGATGGCCAAAACCGTGGCCATCCTTCGAACACCCAGTTCGAAAGAACTATTCAAAATAGTTGAAGGTCCGCTCGCGCGAGCGGTTGATCATTTATACCATGATCTTCTCCAGCGTCTGGGAGGCGAGGAGAAAAGACAGACTTTCTTTAAGTCCGTTGTAGAGGCTGCGAAAATCAGCCTCAGTGATAGTGGTGAGTTCTTCACCAACACCAATGAAGGTGGGAAGCTAGAAGCTTCACGTCGCGTTCTTAGAGCGCATCCGGAGATACCGGAGATTGACATGCACACCGGCATGTATACAGGTAAGGTACTTACCAAAGACTCACCGCTGGGTGAGAGACTTTTCCACTGGGCATGTGGAAAATTCAGAGATAGACGTAAAGTCTATGAAAGCAACTCTATGAGTTGTAGAATATCCCTAGTCGCAGAGCTGGGGAAGTACAGGACTATAACGGTGTCCTCACTGCAGCATGCCCTCTTGCTGCACCCTCTAAGCCATATGGGCTTAGAGACCATCGGTTCACTGCCTAGCAGTGAAAGCGGCATTGGTGCCGCTAACCACGCTTGGAATTTCTTCAAGCGTCTATCGCACAAAAATCCTAGTGCGAGTTTTATTTTCAATCAAGGGATTGAAACATCGGTTATGAGCACCGATTGGTCGCAGGCTACAGACTACTGCGACCCTTACATCGCCGGAGCGATGTTGAGAAGATTTCTCTTCCATCTTGGCGTACCCAGATGGTACGCCGAAACAGCGCTTTTCGCGCTGACAGCTCCACGTCAAGTGGAGACATTGGACAGGAATGGTGCCCCTGTCGACATGTTTTACACCTCAAGGGGTGTACTTATGGGTGATCCTGTCACCAAAGTGGTGTTGCACCTACACCACCTAGTAGGCCGGCGTATCGCCGGACTCCTACTACAAGACGTCTTCATAGACGATATCCTCAATGAGGATTCCGATTCTGAATCGGAGTAATCCACATGTGTGGAACGCCACGTAGTGGCACGTGTTTGACACGACACGGAATACAGATTCTGTTAGAGGTATGTACCTCCAAAATCCACCGCGAGGTGAAAGTCCG